TGGATGAGTATTTTCTGGATTGTGATAAACGGGGAAAACGTTCGAATGTTGTCGGACTTAATTTGTTTTGTGGTTTTGGAAGCCGTTTCGGTTTATACCAGATGGCTCGAGATAAATCAGAATATCACAACGCGATATCGCGTGCGACAATGCGAATTGAGGCTGATCGAGTTTCCGATCTTGTCAGTCCAGGTAATGGAAATGTCAACGGGATGAAGTTTGATTTGACCAATAATTTTGGTTGGGTTGACGAAAGAAAACAGGACATCAATCTCGGCGGTCAAGCAAATAATCCTCTGGAGTTCAAAGTAACCTTTGTCAAGCCGGAGTAACATGATCAATATCGAGATGCCAGTCGCCTACAATTTTCTGTTCGAGAACGCGAACACTAAAGTGAGTTTTGGCGGACGGGCAGCTGGTCGCAGCTGGGCATTCGCTCGATACCTTCTTTTAAAATCTCTTGAAAAGAAACGTCTCATCCTCTGTTGCCGTGAAATCCAAGGTTCAATAAAAGAAAGTATCTACCGGCTCTTGGTCGAGCAGATTGAACTCCTGAAATTATCTTCCCAGTTTGTAATCACCGAGAAAACTATTACATCCAGTTGCGGTTCAGAATTTATCTTTCGTGGATTGTTTCGAAATATATCAAGCATCAAAAGTCTTGAAGGTGTTGATATTTGCGACGTCGAGGAAGCTGAGTCGGTATCTGAGGAGTCATGGCAGATTTTATTGCCCACGGTTAAACGTAAACCCGGATCCGAGATACTCATTAAATTTAACACACGTTATAGTGACGATCCCACATACCAGCGATTTGTCGTAAATCCCTCTCAGGATTCTATTGTTAGGTTTACTACATATAAGGATAATAGGTTTTTTTCAAAAGAATCGCGTCAGGAAATGGAAGCTGATTTTGCGTTCCGTCCGACAGAGGCTGCAAACATCTGGGACGGCAAACCGGTCGGTGTTGGACGTAAGTTATATCCTGAGTTTGTCGAGGCTATCCACGTCAAAGAATTTGACATGAAGGAAATAAGTAATAGGGCCCAGTGTTATATGTCAATGGACCCGGCGATGCATTATTATCCCGCGTGTTTGTGGATGGCTCGTTTCCCGGATGAAAATGGGGAGATTATTAAATATGTATACAACGAATACCCAACACGCAATGACCTGGGAGATTGGTTTCACAAACTGCGTACGGTCACAAAGTTTTCAGGTTCCCTGTCGGATCTCGCAAGGGAAATATACGTACGTGACGGCATTGAGTATGGACTCAAAATCAGTAAACGATCTATTGACACACGCTTCATTAAAGGGACAGGGTCCGGTTCATATTACAGCGGAGATACTGTTGGATTGGTGAGCGAGTTTGCTAAAAAAGAAAACGGCGGGTTGCATTTCGTGCCGCCTTGGGAAAAGTCCATTGATATGGCGCTTAACAGCATCACTACCGATTTACAATACAATAAATTGATACCGATCGCAACGTACAATCATCCTAAATTATATATCAGTCCCAAATGTTTGAATTTGATGGAATCGCTGAAAAACCATAGGTTGGAAGAAAAATCCGAGATGGAAGCTCCAAAGTACAAGGATTTTAGTGATGGCCTTAAAATACTCTACGCGGGTCTTGATGAGAAGTATGTTGACAAATCGGGTAAGACCCAAGTAAAACAAAACCCTTCACCGATGTATGCGGGTGTTGGTTTTAACCAAAACAATGGCGGCACGGGCTGGATGGGGATGTAACGATGTTACCATATAAAATTATACAGGGTTCATGCGGTCCTGATCTCGAGGCACGAGTGAGGGCAGAGATTGATAATGGATATAGCCCTGTTGGTGGGTTGACGATGCAATCTGGGTATTATTTACAGGCAATGATTTTAACTTACAGAACGCCACTGGCACCTATAACGGACCCAATCGCATCAACGGCCATTAAGCCACCTAGTTTACCGCCGGGGGCTATAACACAGCAGCGAACCGGTCAATATAATAAGAGGAGATAGCATGGCTAAAGTGCAAAACGATCAGGCGTGGTTTGAGGGTGTGCAGAAAAAGAATGCAAAAAAGTTATCCAGTACGCTGGTCTCTTTTAATGCTGGTACACTTAAAAACGCTTCCGGCAGGGTTGTACGAGATAAAACCACTGCTGTAGCCATTGGGCGCATGGGTGGGAAGAGGGGCAAGTAATGCCATTCAAAAGTAAAGCCCAACGCAAATTTATGTATTCACAAAAGCCTGAGCTGGCTAAAGAATTTGAGGCGGCTACGCCCAAAGGCAAGAAGCTGCCGGAGCATGTGAAGAAGAAAAAGAAATGAACCGAGCTCAACGTAGGTTAATTGCTCGAGGTGTTTACCCGAGCCAGGTTAAACCTGATAGCCAGGAAGAACTTATCATCGCGCAGGAATACGTCGAGGAGTGTATGGCTAGAGCGGCAGAGACTGGGGAGTCGATTAAACTGTCCGAACATGATTTTATAAACAGATTACATGAGGCTGTTACAAATGCCAATTAATGATAAACCTCCATCTCAGCAATTCGAAAACCTGACAGGCGATGAGAAGATTTTGGCCATTGCCGATCAGAGGTTACGGTTTTGTGTCCAATCATTAGACCGCATCCATCGTGAGGGGCTCGAGGACCTGATGTTTTACGACGGCCAGCAATGGCCTGAAGATATCCTTCGTCAACGTAATGACGATCGTCGCCCCTCCGAAACTGTCAACAAAATTCCCGCGTATGTCAATCAGGTCGTCAACGATATGCGGCAGAATCGGCCACAGGCTAAGATTCGCCCTATTGATAACGTGACAGATCCGGATACCGCCGAGGTGATTGATGGTTTAGTCCGTGGGATAATGAACAATGGTAATAGTAAAAACGCTATTGATACCGCGACATTTTACCAGGTCGTCAATGGATTTGGTTACATACGCATCCTTACCAAGTATGTGGATGATGAGTCGTTTGATCAGGAGCTTTATGTAGATCGTATCGAGAATCCGTTTTCAGTTTATGTACCTATTGATCTTATCAATCAACTGGACTTTAGTGATATGCCTTATTGTTTTATACGGACTCGGATGAGTAAAGACGATTTTGCGGAACAGTATCCGGACTCAGACATGAGCTCGTACGACACGGCAGGCGTAGGTGAGGACTATTGGATCGGCGGAGACTTTATTTACATTTGCGAATACTTCGAGCGTAAATGCGAGTATGAGACGCTTTATCTTATGAGTGATGGTACGACGACTACGGACAAAGAGCAAGTCAAAGCTTTGAAGGCCAGTGGCGTGACTGTTACGAAAACTCGTGAGGTAGAGGACGTAAAAATAATCTGGCGTAAAATTACTCGTAAAGAGGTTTTGGAAGAGAAGGAATTCCCTGGAGAATTTATCCCGGTCATCCCTCTCCTTGGTCAAGAGATTAACGTTAACGGTGAAAAGAAGTGGATCTCTTTGGTCCGCTTTGCTAAAGCCCCTCAACGCATGTATAACTATAATTTTAATGCATGGATCGAAGTGATGGCGTTAGCTCCGAGAGCCCCGTTTGTGGCGGCTGAGGGGCAGATCGAAGGGTATGAAGATTATTGGAAGAATGCTAACTCTAAAAATTATGCATATCTGCCGTACCACCCGATCACGGAGAGTGGTAGTTTATTACCGCCACCGCAACGTATGAATCCGCCTGAAGCGGGCTCAAGTTTATTTAAGGGAATTGAATTAGCGGCGGAGCAATTGAAGGAAGTCACTGGTATCTTTGATGCGTCATTAGGAGCTAATGGTCAAGAGACTTCAGGTAAAGCGATAATCGCTCGTCAACGTCAAGGAGACACGTCTAACTTCCACTTCAGCGATAATCAGGCTGCGTCTATCAGACATGTGGGTCGTATCTTAATAGGCATCATCCCGGACATTTATGATATGCCACGGGCGATCAGGATACTTGGTGAGGATATGACTGATAAAGTCGTTGAGATTAATAAAGTACACATGGATGCCGAAGACCCTAAAATGCTTTATGATACTTCAGTGGGTAAATATGATGTCATAGTTGACATAGGGCCAAACTATGAGACTAAGCGGATGGAGACGGCTGAGTCGTTGATGCATATCATGCAGTCAAATCCTCAAGCGGCTATGCCGATTATGGATCTCTTATATCGTCAACTTGACTTTACTTATGCTGGGGAAGCTGCTGATCGGATGAAGGCTTTAATCCAGAACCAATTCCCTGGTATCATCCAAGAGAAAACACAGCCTGGTGGTAAGCCGACAGAGCAGCAGGTGCAGGCGATGGTAGCAGATATGCAAAAGCTTATGCAAGCGCATCAGTTGACTATGCAGGAAAACATGCAGATGCAGCAACTGATACAAGGATTACAGTCTGCACTTAAGTCCAAGACGGATGAGTTGCAGGTTAAGGCGGATGGGCAAGTGCTCCGCACACAGGCAGAGGCGCATAAAGCGGATACCGCGTTACAGGGGACGATCGTACAGGCCCAAGCGGATTTACATAAACACGCGGTGGATACTGGATTACAATTACATATGCATAATAACCCCCAACCCGCACCAGTTACGGCTGAGCCGGGAGCAGGGGCTTATCAATATAATCCGCAATAAGCGGATTACACGACCGGGCGTAACCCCGAGGCATTGGACAAAGGACAAGCATTATGGATAACGAAACGACTTTGGTAGAAGACAAACCTGTTGACAAAGTAGAGACGGCAGTCACTGAGGTGGTTACGCCAGAGACTGAAGTTAAAACTGAAGCAACAGCACCTGAAGAAAAAGCCACAGACCAGGCTGAGGAGAAACCGAAGCGGGAGGCGCATGTAGTACGTCGTTTATATAAGTACATGGAGAGGGCGGCAAAGGCTGAACAGGAGTTGGCGGCGATAAAAGCCAAAACAGTTACAGCTCCAGTAGAGCCTCAACGTGTTAACTTTGCAAACGATAGTGATTACGTAAACGCTGTGGTCGATCATAAGATCGCCCAGAAGTTGCCCCAAGTGCAACAGGTACAAACACCGACGACATCGGTGGAGGAAGTCAAGAAGGCTTATGCTGACTATGACGAGGTGATGGAGGATGCTGAGGATGTGACCATCCCAGACAACGTTGTTCCGACTGTCACACAGTCACCGGTTTTTGAGCATTTGCGATATTACTTGACAAAACACCCTGATGAGGCGAAGGCGCTATACACGATGTCTCCCGCTCGGGCAGCGGCAGCGGTCGGTAAGATCGAAGCCAAGATCGAGGGGGAGCTTGATGGTACAAAGGCCAAGCCTGAGGTGAAAGTATCGAAGGCTCCAGCTCCTATAACACCGTTAAAAGTGCAAGGGGCGAGTGGTAAGGTTGATGAAAATAAATTGTCCGATCAGGAGTGGTTTCGTTTGGAGAGACAGCGGACAATGGAGAGAAACAAAAAACGATTTGTAACTAACAAAGGATAAACATTATGGCTGACACTCGTATTACCCCGTTGGAAATCACCAGGAAGTTCCTGGCGGTTTTCCATAGTAATTGTATTCTGGCCAAAAACCTGAATCACGATTACGAGAAGAATTTTGGTTCACAGATGGGTTTTGACGGTCAGAAAATAGGACCGACCCTGAATATCAGAGATCCTATTCAGGCCAACGTCCGTAGCACATGGGCGATGCAGCAACAGGACATCACGGAAACTTACCACACCTTGACAATTGATACAGTACGCGGTGTGGATTTAAAGTTTAGTGATGCTGATCTTGCGTTGAGCATCGATGATTTCGTTCCCAGATATATTGAGTCTCCTGCGAAGAAACTTGCAGCAGTCGTGGATCAGTACTGTGCTACGTATATGCTCAACCAAATCGCACACGCAGCGGCTGTTACAGCGTTTGCCGTGCCGGTTACAGTTGATGCATACCTTGGTGCAAGTGCGATGCTTAAAGATGCTCTCGTGCCGTGGGAGGATGGGATTTCGGTAGGTATATCTCCTACGATGGAACGTAAAATAGTCGGCGGACTTGCTGGTCAGTACAACCCTCAGATGGTTATCTCTGAGTTGTTTATGAAGGGCCAGATGAGTCAGGCTGCAGGTCTCGATTGGTATATGAGCCAGATCATCCCATCGATTACGGTTGGTACCACGCTTAACAGTGATACGCCTTTGGTTGGGACTTTCGTGGCAGCGTCTCCAGCCGCTCTTCCATACACTAGCTCAACAGCTGGTGGAACATGGGCTGCTGGACAGACGTTTACGATTGCGGATCTGTACGATGTTAATTTCGAAACGAAAACACCTTTGGCCAATCTTAAGCAGTTTGTTGTTACTACTGCTTACACCGATCTTGGCGGAGGTACCGGTACTTTGGCTATTAGCCCGAGCATCGTTTTTGACACGACAAGCCCAGTCCAGAACTGTTATGTCGCTGGTGGATCGATTAACAGCAAGGCGATGGTGCTGGGTTGTCTTGATGGTGTGACATCCGTACCTAACACTGCTGCGTCTACCGTTTATCAACAGGGTCTTGTATGGCATAAGGATGCATTTGCTTTTGCTTCAGTGCCCCTTATCCAGCCTAAGGGTTTGGACATGGCGAGCACGGTAACGGTTGACAATCTGTCATTCCGTTTCCTGAGGGGTTATGATATAGCCAATGCCAGGATGCTATCCCGTATGGATATCTTTTTTGGTATCGCGGCTATCAGACAGCAATGGGCGGCAAAGATTTGGACGATATAAGTGACGGCGGGCAGGTAGCCCGCCACTTTTTAACTTAGTTAACAAAGGATAATATCATGAGTGACGTCGAACAGGTTGGAACTAACACCCCCGATGGGACAGTGCTGGGATATCTTAGCACCGATAAAATTGCGTTTTATGGTGCAACACCATCGCTTAAAATTCTTGTGGGCGCAACAGCAACAACCGCTCCCACATCTACGAGCCCCTTTGGTTTTACAGCTGCACAGGCTCAGGCGATACTCAATGCAGTATTGGCTATAGAGACCCTGGGACTTATCGGTACGGTATAATTGATAGAAGGGCCGTAAGGCCCTTCTCAACTAAAAAAGGAATTTTATTATGACAGATATCGAACGTTTAGGCGGAGGCAATCCTGATGGGGAATTACTCGGGTATACTGCTGCGGCTAAGATTGGGTTTTTTGGACAGACACCTATTGTCAAGCCTTCTGGTAATATTGCTAATGCATTGGATGCGTTGGGCCTGATTACCAGTCCGGTCGACGTTGGTGGGGCCAGTGGTTATTCGGGAAAATCTGGATACTCGGGGATTAATGGTGTATCGGGATACTCAGGTATCGTTGGCTATAGTGGATATAGTGGCGCACCGATCGGCGGTGGGGTGATAGGTAACAGTGGTTACAGTGGAGCAGCAACCGGTACGGTTTCTGCCGTTATTGCCGGACAAACCTATAACTTATTGTATGTGTAAACGCCATGAAATTAGCTATCGCAACGCCATTTTACTCGATGACGGGTTATTCGCCATATATTACAGCGCTTACCCAGACTGCTCAAATACTGTGTAAAACAGGAGTGGATTGGGAGTACTGGGACTATAGTGGAGACGCCTACATAGATAGAGCACGTAATATGCTCGTCTATCGTTTCTTCACGTCTGATTGCACGGATCTGCTATTCATTGATTCCGATTTGTCATGGGACCCTATGGGTCTCGTGCATCTTTTAAAATCCCCATACGAGTTGACAGGTGGGGTATACCCGATAAAAAATAACTGGGAACATTTTACGGAGTCCATCATTTATGATGGTAACCATGCTCCTGTACAGGATTTAAGTACGGGACTGATCGAGAGTGTATGGCTCCCCGCAGGATTTATGCGGATTAGGCGTTCATGCGTCGATAGGATGTATGAGGCATATAAAGATAATTGGTTTTATTCTTCGGCGGGGGAGCATATCCCCAATTTATTTGAGTGTAGCGTAAATCACGAGCATTATCGAGTTGGGGAGGATGTTGAGTTTTGTAAGAAGTGGACGGATATTGGGGGTAAATGCTGGATCGAGCCTCGTATCACGTTTAATCATGCCGGGGTTAAATTGTACGAGGGGAACCTGCACGAGCATCTGTTACGATTAATTGAGGAGCAGCGGGTAATTAATGCGGTAAAACAAGGATAATTTATATGGGCGTATATGGTTCCAATTTTGATTATGGCGAAAGTGACCTTTACAAAGACGACGGTACGCCATTTATTTGTAATGATGGCTCCCCGATCGAACCCACGACGTGTCTCGATATCATCAAACGAGCTTTACGGCTCCTATGCGTGTTGGCAACCGGGGAAGATCCTGATGCACCTGAGTCTGGGGATTGCAAACAACAACTGAATTGGATGATACAGTCATGGACAAATGAGAAACTGCTTACCTGGTATGTAAAAAATGAATTGTTTGATTTGCAGGCAGGTAAGAGTTCATACACGATAGGTCCTGATCCTTCGCAGGATTTCAATACCTCCTTGCCTATAAAGATCTCTTCGGCGTTTGTCAGGGATACGACATCGGGGTATGCCAATGACTATAAACTTGAGATGATCCCTAATGATCGGTTCCAGGATATTTTCCAAAAGGGGATATTGTCGACATATCCAAGATGGCTTAACTATGTGAGATCGTATCCTTATGGTACGATTAACATTTGGCCGGTGCCGTCGAGAGCGGTACAGCTCAGTATATCTCAGTGGGTACAGTTTGAGCAGTTTATTAATCTTACGGACATCGTTTGTTTGCCTCCGGGGTATAAGACGGCGTTGGCATATGGGTTGGCGATAGAGATGGCACCAGAGTATGGGGTTGATCTTAATCCGGTTATTAATGTGAGGGCTCGCGAAAGTAAAGCTATCTTAAAGACTGTTAATTTTGAGGCTGTGCTGATGGCGACGGACAGCAGTCTACTCCCACGCAGGGCGTTTAATTTACTTTCGGGACTATACTCCACATAACAGGTAGAATTTATGTTAGTCTTTAGAGCATCGAAAATTAGACCCGTATTTTGCTTTTCTGTGGATCCAAGCAAGTCTCAAGGGGGAACTTATTAATATCGACTTCGTGGGATCGAGTTACAAGAGTCGCTCCATAGCAGTTAACGGGCAGGAATGCGTTAACTTCTATCTGGAGTATGTGGGTATCGTTGCTCAAATCCCTGATATGGTATATGGTGCTCGGCAAAAAGCAAAATCACCCATGGCGTTATACCCCACTCCGGGGTTACTGGCGTTTAATATGGCTGAAGGGTTGCCCGGGATCGTCCGTTGTCTCTATACGACATCGACGGGCAGGATGTTTAGCGTTACCGGAGATAAACTTGTTGAGTACTCGATCTATGGACAAAAAACGATCCGTGGGCAGCTTAAAACCCGTGAGGGTATCGTGTCCATGGCTGATTGTGGTAATGGACCAGGCCGGGGTTATGGATTATGCATCGTAGATGGGCAATTTGGCTACAACTATAATCTAACTAACAACCTTTTTGCACAAATCACGGATACAAGTTTTCCCAGAGCGTCTGTAGTTATTTTCATGAGCGGTTTTTTTATTGTAAACCAACTCAACTCTCAAAATTTTTGGTTCAGCCAGCTTTATGATTGTATGGATTGGAGCGATCTGCAAGAAAATTATGTCATAAGCGCTTCCATCCCATTACAGACTGGGTTATTGACGGTTATATTGACCGATGCTACAGGACAACCCGTGCTCAATTCTGATACTATTACGGCTGGGATGTATTGTACGATATCATCCAACAACGCTTTTTTATCCGGTACGACTCAGGTGTATGACCCAACCACGGGGCAATTGCAAATATCCATAACACAATTTGGAGGGGCGGGTACATCAACTGTTTGGACGGTGAGCCTCTATGAAGGGTCTACAAGATTTTATGCAGCGGAAGGTACGCCTGATAACCTTAAAACTCTTGCCACGATTCGTAATGAGCTTTGGCTTATTGGAGATATTTCTACGGAGATATGGTATGTCCCGGTTGGAGGAGATCCCAATAATCCATTTACAAGGAGTAGAGGAGCGTTCATTAATAACGGTACCGTAGCTTCCAACTCAGTCGTGACAAACGGTAATAATCTATTCTGGCTTGGGTCATCGGCGGCAGGACATGGGCAGGTGTGGATGACTAATAACTATCAACCGATAAAAATTTCCACTAATAGTATCGATCATGAGATCGAGTCGCTGCCTAACATCCAGGATGCACAGGCGTTTTGTTATACGCAGGAAGGACACGAGTTTTATGTACTCAGCTTTACTGAAGGTAACAAGACTTTTGTCTTCGATATTTCCACGAATGAGTGGCATGAGCGGGCGTACTGGAATGCGGCAAAGGGGGAATATACTCGTTACCTACCCAATAATCATTGCCTGTTTAATGGCGTTAATTATGTGGGGGATTATCGCAATAATAATATATATAGCCTGGATCTTAATACATTTACCGACAACGGCGATATTGTTCGCCGGGTAAGGACCGGTCCGCATATCCACCAAGATCGGCAACGGCTTTACTTTAGAGAATTTGAAATTGACATTGAGCGTGGTGTGGGATTAGACGGTAACGATCCCAATAAAGATAACCCGATGGCGTTTTTAACGTGGAGTGATGATGGTGGGTTTACGTGGTCAAATGAGTATTGGAATAAATTAGGAGCTCGTGGTGAGTATAAAAATAGATTACACTGGCATAGACTTGGCTATAGCAGGGACCGGGTTTTTCGTTTGGTCGTAACCGATCCGATTAAATGTGTTTTGATTGCTGCAAGAGCGGATATACAATTGGAAAGGGCGTAATATATGGATGGATTAACCGGTTGGGGTATAGCTTTAGAGGCGATAGGTAATTTAGGTGAGGGTATTGCGGGAGTCGTAGGTAGCAATCAAATAGCCGGGATACAAAATCGAGCTATTGATTCCGCAACTGCTACTTCAAATAAATACTATACTGAGGCCAAGGGTTACCAACAGCCATATGCGGATATTGGGATGCGGAACACTCAAAAAATGGATGAGATGGTTAATGCTGGAGACTTTAAAGATCAAAGTAAATTCCAGTTTTCGCAGAATGATCCTGGGTATCAGTATCAACTTACTCAGGGTAATCAAGCAGTGCAGCAGAATGCAGCGAGTATGGGGCAGATGTTTTCTGGAGCGACAATGCGGGCTTTGGCTAAATATGGTAATAACATGGCTAATCAGACATATCAGCAGGCATATGGCCGATATCAGGATCAGCGTAATTTTAATCAAGACAATTTAAACAATCAATATTTGCAAATGAACGGCTTAAGTAATATGGGCATTAATGCCAATAACAACTTAACTGGTATGACAACTGCACAGGGCCACACCATGGCCGGACTTGACATATCAAGAGGAAATGTTAACGCGCAGCGGGTTGCAAGTAATGTTGGTAATACTCAGGGCGTGTTTAAATCGATTGCGGATGTGGGTGGTGGATTGGCGGGTAGTAGTAGCGGATCTGCTGCTACGGGTGGTGCTCAGGGCCAGTATAATACAGGAATGGGTGGCACCAATATGAGTAATATAGGCGGTGGGGGTGGTCAACAAGGTCAATTTGGTGTTGACAGTATGGGTAGTTACGGTTCGAACATGGGATAACAAAGGATAAATTTATGGCAGATTTAGCAAGTCTTGTAGATTATAAAATAGGCCAACAAACAGTAATGCCGACTCCTGATGTCATGGGGGCTGTGGTTAAGGGGGCTCAAGTTGCACAGCTCCAGCAGCAGACTCAAGCGGGATATCAGCAGCAAAACATTGAGCAACAAAATATGCAACGGCAGCAGCAGCTTAGGGGGGTATATCAATCGTCGGTGGACCCTACTACTGGTCAAGTGGACCCGGATAAGTTGACGTATAATTTATATGCTGGGGGATTTGGTCCGGAGGCGATGTCAGTTAATAAAGATTTTTTAGATCGTAAGCTTAATGCCGCTCAAGTACAAACCGCTCAATTATCAAATTTAAATACAAAAAGCATGATGGTAGCTAATGCGATCTATGGTCTTAAGCTACATACGGGTGATTTATTTGATAATCCTGATAAGTATGTACCTGGGACTACTACTAACGTTCCGGTGCCTGCTACATCTAATGCACCCCTTACAGATGCTCAGCGGATGCAAGTAGCACAGCAAGCTATAAATAGATACCCCAATTCGGATATCACAAATATTAATAGTGGTATTTTTACTAAACCTATGACTGCTGCATCTATTGCAAATCCGGGGGCAAACACAGCTCCTTACACAGTTACATCTCCGACCACGTCTACGGGGGTAACTCCACCACAGATGGGTGCATACCAAGCCGCGTATCAAAGATTGGCTGATTTAGGTTTTGCTGATAAGATTCAAACACCTGAGCAGTTCCAAAACGATCCCGCAACTGCAGTTAATCAGCTTAACAGTTTATACGACGAGTCGGGACAATATTTTAAAGCTGCTCAGGCTCAAGCGGATTTGGCCCTTAAAAATATTGATACTCAATTTAAACTTTCGGGGATTAAAAAAGAGCAGTCACAAACAGATTTAAATAATGCTAAGGCGGGTGCTGTTACATCAAAATCTACTGGGGGAGTATCTGCTACTCCTGATGCTAGCGGACTAGTCAGTGTAGATCGTTTGCCGAAAGATAGTGGAGTAAAAAAGTTAGTGGATAATTGGATTACACAAAGACAAAGTGGGTCTAGTCGTAACATACTTACTAATCAAGTTGCTGCGATTAATACTGCAAAAGAAGGGCTATCGTTGTTAGATCAAAATCCTACTGGTTTACAAGTGCAAAAGGTCATGCAGGATCTTGGAGGACTTAAAACCGATCCTTGGATAGGATCTACAGCCGCTAATGTGTTAGCTCAAGTGACTGGTCTCGAAAAAGGGACTTTGAGTCAGGATAAGATATCGGATTTACGGGGCTTGTTTAATTCAGCGATAATTAAAGCTCAGAATGGTATAAAGCAAACTCTCACCATACCTGCAGGGTATGCGAAATACAAAGAAGTGCAGGATATCGTACATACGTATGATGGGGCTTTACAGCCAGGTGCAAGTGGCGGAATGGTTAAAGTGAATTCGAAAGCTCAGCGTGACGCATTACCTGCGGGAACTAAATATATTGGTTCCGATGGTAAAACTTATACAAAGGGTATCTAATAATGGCAACAAATGATTGGGGGGATGAAGTTATAGCAGCTCCTACGGGTAATACTGCTAATGTTAATGAATGGGGAGACAAAGTTTCTACAGTCGCGCCGCCGTCTCCTCCTATCCAATATGAACATAATCCTATGGTTGCGGGAGCTCAGGCTCAGCAACAATTTATTGCCAATACATCTCAGACTGGTCAGGATGTGTATGATGCAGCAAAAGGTGGCAATATACCGTTGGCGGCTCTTAGATTGGGTGGAGGTTTGGTTGGAATGGTTGGTAATGCTGCAAATATACCATTACAAATGGGTACAGCGGTATTACACAATATTCCGGGAGTAGATCAAGCTAGCAATTGGCTATCCCAAAAGGCTGTACAACCTACAATGCAAGCTATCGGGAATCTACCTGTTGGTCCAACTACTTTGCAAGGACCTCCGGAAGGACCTCTTGTACCTCAAGGAACTTCCCTATCTCAACTTTATCAGAATATGTCCCCCGAAAATCAGCGGGATATTGGATATGCCCTCAATGTTGGATCGCTTGGATTACCTTTGGCCGGTCGCGGAGTGGCGGAGGCTGTTGGAGGAGTTGGTAAGGCTATCGAAAGTAGCGCGGTTAAAGCTCAATTACAAGATGTTGCAGATATGGCAACAAAAATCCCCCAAAAGTTTTTGAAGAAATTTAATGGTGCTGATGATATAGAAAAAAGACAACAGTTTACTGCTACAGTACAAAATAATGGGCTGCAAGATCTTATCCCTAATCCAAAACAATTGGCAGATGTGGCGGGTAATAAAGCTAATGCTTTGATCGATGGGGCTACAGCAAAATTGTCAACTTACGCAGGAGAAAATCCGAATATAGTTGTTAATCCTGTAGCCGAGATAAAAAGTATCTATGGAGATCCAAGCGATCCTATGAGTGGAGCATATAAAACAACGATAGCTGACGCGGGTCAACCTGTAACCGAGGCTCTTGCTAATCCTGGGGCGGAAGAACGAACAGCCCACAAAGCATATGTCGATTTTTTGAGTAGCCCGGCTATCCAAAAATTTAATCTGCCAATGACTGTCGATAAGTTGGCCGACTTTAAAAAGGCAATTAATCCTACAGGAGATTTATTCAGTCGAGCCAGTGACGATGTTGCCACTACCGTTTATGATAATTTACGGCAGAACATATATCATGATATTATAGATAAAATTTCAGAATTTGTACCCGAGGCTCAGGCAGATTTAACCAAATCTAAAAATTTAATAAATGTACAAAATGCTGCTACCGCGATTGCTGCATCAGGAGAAAAAGCCTCTGTCCAGCAAAAGGGTATTTTAAACAAAATTATTTCTGGAGTCCTACCTACTGGAGGTTTGGCCCTAGGAGGAGGCCTTTTAGGGGCTGATGCTCTAGGTCATGCTTTGGGTGCGACAAGTGGGGGAGCCTTAGGTTTTGGTGTAGATTTAGCAAGGAAAAATATATTGACGGCCCCAAATATGGCCACCTTTGGTCGAGGATTACAAAATGTTGGAGGAGCTGGAGTTGATCTTGCTAATGCAATGGGGGCTAATATACCTGGGCAAATGATTAATTCTGGTGGTCAAGCGTTAAACAATTTAAAATTCCAAAATCGTCCAGGATCGATTGGTGGAGCATTAAGTCCTGATGAGATAGTTGCCCAGAGTCAGGCGCTGAAGGGCGGGGCGGGTCCTGCCATCCCCCAGTCTGTTGTACCATCAACCAGATTATTACCTACAAGTACAGATTATCCTTCTGGGGCTATATTACATACAGAAGATATAAAAAATATAATTAATAAAGGGCAATCTTTACCTTCCAACGCTATAATACCGGATTCTTATTTTAGTAGATCAGGAGATTCACCCTTACATTTTGGAAAAAATACAAGAATAAATGGGTACTTAGATGTAAACGATAGACCGGGCGAAGTTATTATTTCTCCTGGTACACAAATGGAAGCTCTAAATGCTGACAATGCAAACTTGTCCTCTATACCCGCAAATATGGGACTAGATGGCGGAGCTCTTAAATATTTAAGCATTGCTAATACAGATGTTAAAGTGATGCCGCCGGGAACGAAAGTGAGTGGATATGCTAGTATTGCAGGAACTAAAATCAAACAATTACCGCCAGACTTTGAAGCTGAATTACTGGATATGCGTAATACTAAAAACATAGATATACCTGATGGAGTACAAAAAGTTATTGTAGATAGGGGATTTTTTAATCGGGTGCCAGATGATAAAGTATTAAACTATATAAATGATATTGATAAAATGGTTACTAAATATCCGGGTACCATAGATAACCACTTGATAGAAGAATATCAAACTCGAATAGATAAAGTGCGTAATAACATAGAGGGTATTTCTCCTTCTATAGAGCCCCCTAAAACATTAACTGAGGAAGATGCTGATAATAGACTAGTTGAAGGTGCTATAGAGGGAAATACCATAATAGATGGATCCATAAATCCGGGTCGTCCGGGTCCTTTGTACAATGGTCAACTCAAAATGGGAGATAATATACATATAAAAGGCAACTTAACAATCCCCCAAATACTTATGCAAAAGATCCCAAACAATATTACGGTGGATTTTGTTACGGATATCTCATGGTCCAAAATAACTAATATAGGACGTAATTTTAAATCCGATCAACTTAGAGCCGCTTGGTCAGATTTAAAAGCACTACCAACTGATATGCAGGTACGTAATTTAGTAGATATCTCTAATACACAAATAAATAAAATCCCTTCTAATTTAAAAACAAATACTTTAAATATTTCAGGATCTAAAGTAACTTCTTTACCACCTAATCTACAAGTTGGGTATGTATTCGCGCAACAAATGCCAAGCAATTTTACGGTTCCTACATTATCTTCGAGAATAACTCATTTAGTAATATCTAAATCTGATCTTCCAAACTTATTAAATAATATCCCCGATTCTAACATTCCATTATGGATCGATGATATAAAAAAAGTATCTATAGGAAACTCTAATGAATTTGATGATGTCGTTCAAGATGCTTATGCAGATCGTTGGGCACGAATAAATCCTAATAATATGAAGGGTAACACAGCCCTTAAAATGCTTTTAGGTATGTCAGGCGCATCCGCCGCAGGTCTCGCTGCTCCTAAAATAGCTAAAACTATCGGAAATTTAATTAATAACCAAGGTACTCCAGTATCTCAATTAAAAAAGGAATAACCCTATGTCAATCATTTTAAGCCCCTATCCAAAACTACAGTTCATAAGTGATAACGGCGTACCTATGGCCGGATGTCAACTTTATACCTATCAGGCAGGGACCAATACTCTGCTTGCCACATATAGGGATGCTACAGGGACGGCATATAACACTAATCCAATCTACCTGGATGCCGGTGGACGTGCTAACATATGGATCGATAGTAATATCGCCTATAAGTTTGTCCTGCAAAATACGGATAATAGTATCCTGTGGACGGTCGACAACATCAACTCAACTAATAATGATCTTCTCACGGTCGTGGAAACGCTATCTGATCTCATGGCTATAGATACCACTACGTTTAATGGTGGAACCGTTCGTATCTTAGGTTATTATATAGCTAATGACGGGGGTGGTGGAGATTTCACATTCCTCCCAGGTTCGACCTTGACACCCGATAATGGGGTCATCGTTAAGCCTACGACAGGAGCAGGACGATGGGAACGTGTATGTGATACCGAGATAAATTTACTTTGGTATGGTTGCAAGGGGGATGGATACTGGGACAACACCCCATACTTGACAGCTGCTAATGCTTATGCAGAGGCTAAGGGCTGGAGTCTCTATGTGCCACAGGGGACATTTGTCTTGAACTCCAATCCTAACCTGACGGTGCCTGTACATTTTGGGCCCCAAGCTCTTTTTAGCTGGAGTGGGTTTGCCCTGGTGTTAAATCCTATCATAGACGATTTTGGTCAGCATTTTGATTGTCAAACAACGGCATCTGTCGATTTTGGTGGGCGTATCCCCCTTATATATCCTGAGTGGTTTGGGGCTAAGGGTGATGGAAGCTTTGCGGATAATGTTACTACGACAGATGATACGGCAGCGATACAATATGCGATAAACTCTGCAAAATGTGGTAACTGGATAGTTTTTAATTCGGCCAAAAAGTATTGGTCCGGGACATTAACAATGATTGCGGGAGTCAGTCTTAAAGGTTCTCAGTCCAATGAGAATGATGTTAGTGCGGTACCGACAGAAGAGTATCTGGCTAATCTCCAATTTAATTCTTCAGGTACGGCGTTTTTATCTTTGACTAATTCCGGCCTTGGCGGATTAAGGGGGATTACCGTTAAGAATTTGATCATTGATGGTAATAGTGCAGCGTCTGTTTTAATTGATTTACAGACGACTGGATCCATAGTTATGGATTGCACATTGCGTAATGCGGTTATTGGGATACAATTGGATGGCAGTAATGATTCAAGTAAAAATCAATTCATTTTCAATAATTTTCGAAACGTTACAACTGCTATTAACATCCTCGGCAATGCACCAAGCGGAAATATCTCGGATAACCGATTTGACACATGTACTACGGATTATACTGTTTTTAATCCATCGAGTTGGATCATCCATGATAATTACCAAAGTTCGGGTCCTGTCATCGGTCAATTAGATCACGCATACGGTGCGGTTGACTACAATGGCAATATCCTTGGAGCTGTCCCAGCATCAAGCGGTGGGGCTCCCAGTAATATTATTTTAGACCGGGTAGGGGGTTGGGCGGATAACAGTACGACATACGCCTATGATACGACCAGCGTTTTTAATACTCGGTATCTGATGAGATACACTACGTCCATGGCATCGGATGGAGCCAGGGTGCATGATTCGATAGGTTTTGATTCGGCGGCCAGTGTACCACGTATAGATACACGGGCGTGGTATGAGAGGGATGTAGATGGTAGTCATCATTGGGGCGATAAAGACAAAGAGTTCATGACGCTAAATAATGCCGGTGTTTTGTCCTTTAACAGTGGTCTAGTATCAGGTCGGGTTGCAATGGCTAGTACGGCAGGTGGCACTGATTATTCTTATCTTTATTATGATGTTTTTGGTAGTCAAATTACAATACTGCCAGAGATGTATTACACGACAGGTTTCAATATTGGCAACCCAATAGTCGCTGCTATGTATCCATGTTATGATGTTTCGACTCCATCAACACAGACCATACAGGTGACCGCTACTGCGACCATACCTTTTGCTTTAGGCCCTATATCGTTTTCTTTATTTTCATTAGGGAGCTATTTTGCCGTAGGTCAATATGTGATGCTGTTGACTCCTGATGGGGCGGGTCCTGCACCTGGGTCATGGCTTACATATACAAGCACGATTGGTAAAAATAACGAAAAACCATTTTTATATGGAAAAGTAACGGCGTTTGATTCCTCCGTTCCGTCAATAACTATTGATGTAATGTATTATTCGAGTCATGGTACAGCCAACTTTTGTACTGGCATAACACCTAATATTTACATACATTCGGCGTTCCCATTTTTAACCAGACGGACATCGACATGGCATGCGATAGCCGGAGAGTCGTCCGGATATTTTGGAACAAACGCCGTAATAAGCTCGACTGTAAAAGGATGGCGAGTGCAGGATATCGGTCTGATTCTAGACTCATATCCAGCAATTATGGGTATTTCGCCTATAACTTGCCTGTTGTCTGACATGATCCCAAGTACGGAGTCCTAATGAAACCCATCCGTCAAGGGATTTCCAAGCCCCCGCTTAATGTACCCGTAGTCGACCCGACTACGGGTAATTTTTCATATAATTGGCAAGCGTGGCTGGATGAGTTATCCGCTTTGTCAACCGGTTCAGGATATTCTGGAGCGGGCCCTCCTGGGCCTATAGGTCCTCCAGGTCCTTCTGGTCCCTCTGGACCTCCTGGAGCTAAGGGGTATAGCGGTTATAGTGGCGATATGGGGATGACCTTCCTGGATTATTCAGGGTATAGTGGAGTTGCCAAGTTTTTATTTAACGAAACGGACAATGCATTATTTGTTGGGACATCCGGTGCCGATCGTTGGGTCGAGGTAGGTACAGGATCTTCCGGATTTAGTGGTTATTCAGGAGGCGGAGGTAATGCCAACATCATCGACTCCAGCGGTTACTCATGCCAGACCCAGCTTACATTCCTTTACAACG